TTTCTGAGAAGTATGCAAATGAAGATGTAGCAAGTAGAAGTCAGACTTTCTTAAATATGGGTACTATAGAGGGTGGTACTGGTGCAGCTTATTCTGATGATAATGGAATTACTGTTACTTTAACGGCAAGACAATTTGAATTACCAAGAGAGTACGCAGGTACTGTTACAGTAGATACATCAGCTTTAACTGCAACTACAGCAGCATAATTAAAGATATATTTTTAGGTTGGACTTGTTTCGTAAAAAGTTTATAACCTTTTCCTATTAATATCTTTCTTAAAACTATGTGTGATTGTGGGAATAAAGTTGTAAATTACACGCACTTAAATATATATACACTTATGGCAAAATATAAGGCAGTAAAATCATCAGGTACTTTGTATAAAGGTGATGTTAAAATTAAATGGGATACAGCAACTCAAGAGGAGTTAGCTTATGCTTATGAGGATTTAGGATTGACTAAATTAGTAGAAAAATTATCAACTATAAAAACTGAAGATGAGCCAAAAAAAGAAAGTAAGAGGAAGTCAAACAAATCTTCAGACTCAAAAGAGTAGTACGTTTGAATTTGGGGTTTTTAATTTATCAGTACCTCAGAACATTGAAGAACCACAAGACATCTCTAAGATTAGGACTAAGTTTATACCATTCGGTACTAACAACTTATTTCCTCAGTACTTAGCAGAGTTAAAGAGAAAATCATCTACACATAGAAGTGTACTTGCTCAAAAGACTATCTTTACGAGTGGTGCTAAATTCGTTAGTAATGACGAAGATATTTTAGACTACATTAAAGATGTTAATGCTGATGGAGAGTCATTAAGAATGATTTTCAAGAAACTAGCAGATGATTATTATACATTTGGAAACGCCTACTTAGAGGGAGTTTTATATGATGGTGGGATGAATCTATACCATATAGATGCAACTACTGTTAGAATGTCTAAGAATAAGAAAGAAGCGTATGTACACCCTGATTGGGCGAAGTACAATACAATGAAAGAAGATTTGAATATAATTCCTATTTACCCAGAAGCTAAGGGAAGTAGATTTATACTTCAATTTAAAGATTACGAGCCTACCTTCTCATTTTATGGATTACCAGATTATGTTGCTGCATTAGAGCATATTGCTGTTGATTATGAAATTGGTAAGTGGAATCATACAAAATTTAAGAATGGCTTTCAACCATCTGCTATCGTTGAGATTAGTGGTGATATGGGGGAGGAGGAAGCAAAGAAATTAGTACACGAAGCACAAAAGAAGTTTGTTGGAGAGGGAAATAATGGTAAGATTATGTTTATCGTTAAGAATGGAGATACTTCTGCTGCTAATGTTTCTATTATAAAGGATGACCAAGATGGTAGTTGGTTAGATTTACAGAGAATAACTGACCAGAACATTGTAACTGCTCATAGATGGCAACCATCTTTAAGTGGATTAGTTTCTAGTGGTAAGATGAATAACACAGGGAGTGAGATTAGAATTGCTTATGATTTAGCAATGACTACTGTAATTAAAGATACATCAGATTTAATATTAAATGGAATTAAGACTCTATTATTTAAAGAATTAGGGTTCTTACCTGAAGATTTAATAATTCATTATGATCCACCAATTAGTTTTGCTACTCAAATAGACCCATCTAAAGTACTTACTATTAATGAGCAAAGAAGATTACTAGATGAGGATTTACCAATGCTTGAGGAGGGTGATATGTTCTTAACTGATAGAGAGCAAATTATTGTAACTAAAGATATTGATGGAGATGGGGTTGGAGATGATGCTGCAGGGGACTTGACAGTAACTGAGAAAACTAAAAAAGAATAACTACTATGGCAAACGTAAATCAGTACATCACACTAGCAACTGCAGGAGAGGTTATAAGTAATAGTTTTACTAACGCTAATACTGACCCTGCTTTAATATCAACTAACACTATATTGCTTTCGGAGTTAGCACATTTAAAGACTGCTATTGGTAAGAAGTTTTATGAGGAGTTAAAGACACAAAACAATGATGGCACTCTAACTGTTCCTAATAAAACTCTATTAGACCACTTCTTAATTAGAACTCTATGTTGGTTTGCTAGATTTGAGGTTATTAATGAGATACAGAGTAATAGCAGTAGTATGGGGATTGTCCATAATATTGATGAGTTCTCTACTATCATTGACCCTGCAGAGCTAAATGCTTACAAGCAAGATACATATAGAAAATCTGATATATACCTACAAGATATGTTAAGTTTTTTAAATGATAAAGATAATAGTGCTGACTACCCTACATATACAGCTAATAAGCCTTGTAATACAACTACATACAAGAATCATGGAATAATAATGTACGATAGTATATACTCAAGACCTACAAGAAATTATAATAGTTGGAAGGATTTTTGTCCAGAATGTTAAAATAAATATATAAATGGCTGCAAACGAACATAAGAATTTAAGCGATATAAATAGGCATAATCCTAAAGGGTTTGAAAATGCTACTAATAATACTGTATTAAGTAAAGGTTCTGGTTCTTCTGCTACTGGAACTGATGGTAATTTAGTTTGGGTAAATAAATCTCTTGTAGGTGTTACTAACTATAAGATGCAAGGTTATACTGGGTCAGGTACTACTAACTATGCTTATGGTGAGGATATAGCAGACACTAAATCTCCTTATGAGATGGTTGTTGATTATGGTACTGGTATTATATCATCAGGAAGTCTTGCTCCAACAAATTTCTTTAGAATTGGTCAAGGGCATGTAATTCCTGAGATTTCTACAGTTACTTCTATTAGTGGATGGATTACAAATAACAACACAACTACAGTTACTATTGCTGTATGTAAGATAACTCCAGTAGAAGATGCTAGTGCTTCTATTACTCCTATTGTAATTGATGAGATTTCAGCGATAGGTCTTGGTAGCAACAATAAAGGAGTTAGAATAAACGAAACAACAATAACTACAGCTTCATTAGCAGTAGGAGATATTATATTCTTAATGATAAAGGAATCGGTAGCAGGTTCTTCACTTTATATGAACTTAACTATACAAACAACTACATTCTAATGACAACTAAAGAAGAATTAATTTCAATGAATAAGGACATCACAACAATGAATAGTAAGATAGATAATATAGGTGAAAAATTAGATATGCTAACTGAGAAACTACTAAATCCAGATACAGGTGTTACTGCTAGAGTAAATAGAAACACAACAATGAGAAAGATTTTAGTTAAGGCAATGTGGGTTATCTACGGAGTAACAATAGCAGCAATGGTAAAAATATTTACAATATAATAATTTAAAAAATAAAAAAATGAGTACATTTGATACAGACAATACGCTACTACGTGAAATGCTTGGAAAAGGCGGAGGTAATGAAGTTTTCACTACTGCTGCACAAACAGGAAAAGATTGGTACTGCATACAATTCCCAGTAGAATCAGTTATAGCATCTATGACTGTGGCTAATATGACTAATGAAGCTGCATTGGTAGGATTAACATTACCTGCTGGAACAACTTTGTTTATGAGAACTACAGATATACAATTAACTTCTGGAGTTGGTATTGGTTACAGAGAAAGTGACGGAGTAACTGCTTCATAAATAAAAACAATAATATGTTAAATTTATCTCAGAAATTAGGACTAAATAACTCAAAGGTTGTTTCAAGTGGTGGAGCGGCATTTACCAATATTTACTCTTTGGCATTTGATGGTGTTGATGATTATGTTGATATGGGAGATGCTGATGTACTTACACCTAATAATTCAGGTGCTAATAGAGGATTTTCTATAAGTTTATGGGTTAAATTACCTAGTAATGGTCAGAGAGTACTTAGTAAGTCAAATGAGTTTTCAGGAGGTTCATATCATTATGAATATGATATAAAGACTGATTTCGCAGGTAGAGCAAAACTAACATTGTATTCTTCTGATTCAACGTCTAATAACATAACATTGAGAATTGATACTGCATTAAGTTTTGATACTTGGCATAACGTAGTTTTCTCTTGGGATTTAGGAATAACAAATACAGATTTAATAGGATATGTAGATGGTGTTAGATATAGCGTGGCTGATGGAAATGCAACTTGGGCTACAGCAGGAACTTTTACAACTGTAACAAATACAGATAATCCTCTTATACTAGCTAAACTATCAGCTGCTTATGGACAGATGTTTTTAGATGAAGTTGCTATATTTGATAATATTACATCTGATGCAGATGCTACATCAATATATAATAGTGGAACTCCTGACAATTTAAACTCTATGTCTTATTTACTTGGATGGTGGAGAAATGGAGATACAGCAGGTACTTCAGTATATCCAACTATTACAGATGATAGTTCAAATAGTAATGATGGTACAATGACTAATATGGATTCAGGAGATATTGTAACAGACGCACCTTAATAAAATAAAATATGATTTACGTAATATACGATATGAATGATATTTCAGGAGTTAATTTTTCTGAAGTAATGCAGACAAGTGAAGCTACTTTAAGGCTTTCAATAGATGGAACTAAAACTGTATTAAAATTTGTAGGAGAAACTCCTTCATTTTTAGTAGGATTACAGCAGTATAATCATTCAGAGATTTTAGCAATAATGCACACAACTGAATGGACAAAAGAACAAGAAAGATTAATAAACTAAAATAAAATTATGGCAACAACAATAGTACCATCGGATTTAACAGTAACGATAACAGAGTCTTACTCTCTTAATGGAGTTGGATATGGTAATACAATGAATAAGACATTTACTAGTAATGGACAAGTATCTCAAAGAGTTATGAGTGTTGCAAGTATGGGTGCTGGTACTACATGGACAAGTATTATAAATCTAGGATCTGCAGATGCTGCAGGTGGAGTAGTGAAGGCAGATTTTAAATACTTTAGAGTTACTAATTTAGATACTGTTAATAGTTTAAACCTTAGAATATACAATGCAGTAGACTATGTAATGCTTGAACTTGCTCCAGCAAGTACTCAATTATTTATGGATGCTAGTGTTGATGCTACTACAACAGATGTTGCAGTAACTTTCGCAGACATTACAGCAATATCAGGACAGTCAAATTCTGCTACAGAGGATATAGATGTTGAGTTTATAATAGTTACAACTTAGAATGTCTTTAGATTACTTTAAAGAAAGTGAGTTTACTTGTAAGTGTGGATGTGGAGAAACAATTATAAGTAGAGAGTTGCTTGAGATGTTAGATGAGGCTAGGGATTTCGCAAAAACACCATTTGTTGTTACAAGTGGATATAGATGCAAGAAACATCCTGAATCAATTAAGAATCCAACCTCATCACATATAAAGGGATTAGCAGTAGATATTAAATGTACAAACAGTAAGAAAAGAGCGATCATTATTGATGCTTTAGGATATGTAGGGTTTAAAAGATTTGGAATATCAGATACTTTTATCCATACAGACATAGATGAAAAGAAATCAAGTCCTGCGATTTGGTTATATTAATTAATAAATTAACTTAAATATATATTATGAATTTTATTACAGAAAATTGGTTGGAGCTATTAGTAGGACTAATGGCAGCAGCAAAGGTTGTTACAAACCTAACACCTTCAGATAAGGATAACAGAATATTTGGCTGGTTAGATACAGTTATTGATGCTCTTATTCCTAACTACCCAAAGAAGAAATAGTGCTTCAGAAATGGATAGGGTCTATGCTAATGAAGGGAGGCATAAAACCAGTAACAGAATTACTGAGAGCAGTAAAAGAGTTGTTTACCGATACAAAAGGCAAGTGGAGTAGCAAGAGAACTATCAGTGGTGTGATAGTTTTAGCTGCAAGTTTATATATTGAGAAGAATGGTATTGATACTAATGCTTTAATACTAACTGGATTAGGAGTACTTCCTTTGTGTTTCTCAGTATTTGAAAAAAATATTGTTAATTGTGATGGTAAATGTAAAAAATAAGTATCTTTGCTTTAAGATTTAGACAGGGTTGTGCCTGTCTTTGTTTCATTGTTTATAGTTTTCAAGAGTGGGGTGTTAAAAAACATCTCACTTTTGTATTATATAACCTTTTTTTTTCGTATTATTGTACTCTAACTAATACTTTAAACAATGAAAGAATATGGTAAAAGACTGAGGTTGTCAGAAGAAGAAGTTGAAATGGTTTATGAAGGTAGAGCCGAATCAACTACTAACACTAATGGAAATACAGCACTAGATATTAACTTAGCAGAGAGAGGTATTGCTAAAAAAGATGTAGTATCTGTAAAGCACTGGCAGTCTGCTAGTGGAGAGTTTAGATTTAGCATTGTAACTAAAGAAGATTTAACTGCTAATGAGAATGATATACTAAAGACAGTCAGTAACTTTATAGAAAAGCACTCTCCTCATTACCCATCAGTAAAGAGAACCACTAAACATAACAATCACTTATTGGTAATTAATCCTGCTGACATACATATTGGTAAATATGCTAATCATCTTGAAACTGGTGATGGTTACAATGTAGAGATTGCGTGTGAGAGGGTCTTAGAGGGGCTACAAGGGCTTATTGATAAATCTCAAGGTTTTGAGGTGGATAGGGTATTATTTTGCATAGGGAACGATATTCTGCATATAGATAATGTTTACAATACAACTACTGCAGGTACTAATCAAGACGTAGATGGTAAGTGGTGGGAGCATTTTGAAATTGCTCTAGCACTATATGTTAAGTGTGTTGAGATACTTAGAGAGATTGCACCAGTAGATGTAGTACATTCTATGTCTAATCATGATTATCAGAGTGGCTTTCATTTAGCACACGCATTAAAGAGTTGGTTTAGGAATGATAGTGAAGTTACCTTTGATATATCAGTAGCACATAGAAAGTATTACCAGTATGGTAAGAACTTAATTGGATTAGAACATGGAGATGGTGCTAAGATGGCTAACTTACCTCTAACTATGGCACAGGAAAGACCTCTATTATGGTCAGAAACAACTCATAGGTACTGGTATCTACATCATTTACATCACAAGGTTAAACATAAGTGGTTAGATGCTAAAGATTTCATTGGTGTAACTGTTGAGTATATGAGAAGTCCATCAGGTACAGATTCTTGGCACTCAAGAAAAGGATATGTGGGAGTTCCACGAGCAGTTGAAGGTTTCTTGCACGAAAAAAACAGTGGTCAAGTGGCTCGTTTAGTACATTACTTCTAAAATAACACACAATTTACATACATTTTATCTCTAGTAGATAAACATTTTTCTAAAAATTGTTAAAAAAGTTTGGTAGGTAATTCCAATTTTATATCTTTGCCTCAATTAATAACTAAAACAATAAACAAT